CAACACGGTCATGGTCATCAAGTTTCCCGCCTGGGCCGACGTGGTGAACCTGTTCACCTACGGCATATCGCGACCCACTGCTTTGATGGCGGCACAGCGACGCCTGACCCCGACCTCGTCTGGGGCAGCGATGGTCGTCATCAGTTCGCTGGCGTGCTTCGCGGCCATCGTCGATGCGAACGCGTCAGGCGCGTCCTACCCGTATGCGGTCACCGCTGCTGAGGCCAAAATTCAGCCGGCTTCTGTCTCGGGTGCTTGCTTCAACACCGCAGGAACGGCGGTCGATGCGAAGCTAAACACCTCCGTCTGCCTGTGCTCGGCCACGGTCACGGTCGACACCGCCTCGCTGCTTAGAACGAGCCCTCAGTCCACCGGCACTTCGACGGCGGATGCCGTGACCGCTGCTCAGGTTCCGTTGAGTTCCGCCGCGCCGGACGGATCGGCAGTAGTGACCTGCACCACGGCGGCGCAGGCCCGCATCAATGCGACGGAGAGTTCCGGTGTCGCGACCGTGACCACGCACACGGCAGTAGCTGCCGCCATCCCCGCTTCGATTTCCGGTTCGGCTGCTGTCCTGGCGGATACCGCTTCAGTGGCTCGCCTGACCCCCTCCGCAGACGGCGCGGCGAGCGTCCTAGCCGACACCGCTGCGCAAACCGGGATCAACCCGACCCAGTCCGACGGTTCGTCGACAGTTTACGCGGACCTCTTTACCTTTGCCCGAGTCTCCCCGACCGCTGAGGGCGGCTCCACGGTCAGCGCGACGACGGCGGTTGCCGCGATTATCAGCCCGGTGATCACCGGCACTTCGACCACCTACGCCGACCTGTCGACGCTGGCTCGGGTGTCCCCGACGGTGACGGGCGGAGCGGCGCTAAACGCTACAACCGCAATTGCGGCCTCGATCAGTGTCGCGTCTGACGGATCGGCCACTTTCATCTCTGATAGTGCTGCCGAGGCCAACGCGTCCGGCTCAGCAAGCGGTCTCTCCTCGGTCTCCGCCACCACGGCTGTCGCAGCTGGGATCGATCTGGCTCCCTCCGACGGTGTCGCGACGACCTTCTCGGAGTTGTCCACGTTTACCCGAGCCACCGGATCTTCTGCCGGGGTGGCTACGATTACGGCGGAGCTGGCGACCTCCGTCCCGCTGGTGGTTTCTTCGGACGGGACCAGCACGACTTTCTCTGAGACGGCATCGACCTGTCGGATCAGCCCCGTAGTTGATGGGCTGCTCTCGATTTCGGCAACGACCGCGTCGGTGTGCGCAATCGCGCCTAGCTCGTCGGGCGCTGCGACGGTCCTGGCTGACACAGCATCTTCCTTGGCAGTCAGTGCCGTGGTATCGAGTGCGGCTGAGGTGGCGACATCGATCAGCGCGGATGCCCCGGTCATCGCGGTCGTCGACGGCGCGGCTACGGCAAGCGCATCGATCTCGGCGCTCGCATCCATCAACTCGGTATCGGCGGATGGAAGCGGCGCGGCGTCCGTTGCCGATTTAATCGCTCAGCGCCGTCTCGGCTCCGGTACTTTCTCGGGCTCCTCGGAGGTGTTGGTTACTGCCAGCGCGCTGAATCAGCTCACCGCGTTGGCCGACGGGACGTCGTCCGTCGCAGCGACCACGACGGTACTGAACCAGATCGTGGCCTCGTCCTCTGGCGCGGCTTCCGTGTCCGTAACCCTTTCGTACTTCTACGCCCTCTCGCCGAGCGTTACGGGATCATCCTCGCCGTACATAATCGCCGCGAAGTCTGCGGGGATTAACTCCGCAACGATTGCTAATTCCAGCTCGGTCGTCGGTTCCGCCGCCTGCACTCTTGGCCTCACGGGTAACCTCGTCTACTGCGCCGGTATCGCCTCGGGCTTCACGGTCTGGACCTCCGCGCAGGTCGCTCCTTTCACCATTCAAGACTCATCCACGACCGCAGTGGGCAGTACGACCATCCGTTTCGGTCTGAAAGCCTCCGACGGCCAGGGCTGGGCCACCACCAACGGATCTTCGTGGGTCACTAATTTGAACGCATAACCATGGCCTACACACTCAACGACTCTGTACTCGCAACCGTCACCGCAGACTTTGCGACGGATGACCACTTTGGTCTCGACGGAACGACGAACGGTCCACGCAAAGTTCTGTGCTCCCGCTTTGTCCTTAACGACAAGAGCTACGCGGATCCGTCGTGGATCACCTCGTTGGCTGCGTCGAAGGTCGGTCTGGGTAGCGTCGAGAACAAATCCAGCGCGACGATTCGCGGCGAGATTACGTCGGGCAACGTCACGACCGCGTTGGGTTTTACGCCGTATGACGCGACCAATCCCAGCGGATACATCACCTCATCTGCGCTGTCCCCGTATTTGACCAGCGCCACCGCCGCCAGCACGTACCAGACGGCACTCGTATCCGGCACGTCGATTAAGACGATCAACGGCAACTCGGTCCTCGGCTCGGGCGACATTACGATAACGGCGAGTTCCGTCACGAACGCAGCCGTCATTTCGGCGCTCGGCTTCACGCCCTACAACGCGACGAATCCCAACGGATACACGGCGAACGTGGGCACGGTTACGGGCGTGACGGCGACCGGCCCCGTGGTATCATCGGGCGGCACGGCTCCGGTGATCAGCATGGCGGCGGCGACCGCGAGCGTGCCGGGCTACCTCACCGCAGCGGACTGGGCGACTTTTAACGGCAAGCAAGCGGCGTTGGGTTTCACGCCCTACAACAGCAGCAATCCGAGCGGATACATCACGTCGAGCGGTTCGATCAGCGGCAACGCGGCGACAGCAACGACGGCGGCAAATGTCAGCGCGGGAGCAGACCAAGCCATCGTAAACCAAAACAACGGAAACGCCTCAGCTTGGTATGGTCGCATAGTGTCCAAAAACTCTACCAGCGACCGAGCCGCTTTCTTGGGAACGTATGGTTCGATAGCTGGCGTTTTTGCGCATAACAACGCAATGACCGCGTGGGCTGATCTATACATTAACACCGTAGATGGCAGCAGCGGCGGCATTATTCGGATGACCTCCAGCGTGTTTATGGCGGGCAATCAAGCTCTGCACGCCGGTAACTACACCAGCTATTCCCCATCCCTGACCGGCTCCGGGGCGAGCGGGACGTGGGGCATCAGCATTAGCGGCAACGCATCGACCGCTTACGGGCTCAATGTTCACACCGCCAGAAACAACGAGGCGAACAAGGTCGTCAGAACGGACGCCAGCGGGTACATTCAAGCGGGATGGATTAACACCGACTCCGGCGACAACGGCACGACAGCAATTAGCCGGGTGTATGCCTCTCACGACGGGTATGTCCGCTACTACACACCGACGAATTTCAGAACGGTTCTTGATGTTCCGACGAGGACGGGCGGCAGCGCGAGCGGGAGCTGGGGCATCTCCGTCACGGGCACCGCATCGAACATCACGGCCTACACGATCAACCAGAGTCTCGGCACCGGAAACGGCCCCACCTTCGATCAGGTCTACGTCGCCGGTTGGTTCCGCAACGTCGGAGATCAGGGGTTGTACAACAGCACCCACGGACACCACTTCTACGCAACCAGCAACCAATACTTTAACCTGGCCGGGAATGACGGTTCCGTGTGCGGTTTAATCCTTCGTACCGGAGGTCATCAGGGCGCGATTCGCGGTTACGTGTACGCAAATAATGGCAACAGCGTCGGCTTCCTCTCTCAGGACGCTAACTGGCAGATTCGCTGCACCAACAGCGAGGTCGAACTCTACGACACTACCTACGCTAACGATTTTCGGACATACATCACGTACGACCGCAACGACACGTCTTACTTCCTCGATCCCAATTCAAGCAGCACACTAAGGACGATTACCAACAGAGGGTGGCTCTACATCAACGAGAACTACGGGCACTCCGTGGTGGGGGTGTACGCTTCGGAACGGTATCAGGGCGTGTTTGCGATGGGAGACTCGTACAAACTTCCTGCGGACGGAACGAGTACCGGCGGATTGTACGGTCTTGCTTGGTCGCACCCCAACGCGGGCGGCGCGGCAAGCAACCTCAACGATCACGGGCTTTTGGTCATAAATGCCGGTTCTTTCAAGGCCGCGATCTCAGCCAGCATCCGGTGCGTGACGGATATGCGTGCCCCGAATTTCACGGACTACAACGACTCGGCGTACTACATCGACCCCAATTCAGACTCTAACTGGCAAGGTCTGACGCAAAGAGGTAAGGACCAAACTGGTCTGACCTGGCGGAGTAACTGGAGACGCCCAGCTATCACAAGCGATACCGCTTACTGGGGCGGTCAAATGGGTTGGGGACAAGAAAACCTAGATACTGTCTTTGACTGGGGTACTGGCTTTTGGGACACTTGGGGCAACCCCGCCAATCAGCCGACCGGCACCTCTCATTGGACGGGGATTAACTGCCAGCACCATGTTTCGTATGGCTGGCAGATGGCCGGGGGCGCTGGTGATCCAGCCCTAACTTTCATCCGAGCCCGCTGGGGCGGTGGATGGACACCTTGGTACAAAGTCGCCATCTACGGAAGCAACACCGAGGCGAACCGAACTTTCTACGCGCAGCAGTTCATCGATGCCGAAAATACGGGATACTATTGTGACCCGAACAACACCAGCCGCCTAAATGCGGTGGTCGCGGACAACCTCTACGCCTATGGCACGGTCACCGCGTACTACTCCGACGACCGCCTCAAGACTCGTTTCGCCAACATCGTCGGCGCACTCGACAAGGTCTGTTCGTTAAACGGGTTTTTCTACGTCGGTAACGCAGTGGCCCAGAGCCTCGGTTACAAATCGAAAATGGAGGTCGGTCTGTCGGCTCAGGAGATGCAGCGCGTCCTGCCCGAGGTCGTCGTACCCGCGCCCGTCGATGAGACGTACCTGACGATCCAGTACGACCGCGTCGTGCCGCTCCTCGTCGAGGCCATCAAAGAACTTCGTTTAGAACTCAACCAGCTCAAGTCCCTCGTAAAATTATGATCACATACTCATGGAAAGTAACCGGCGTGAAAACGCTTACTCAAGGCACTAACGCCAACGCCGTCGTCCAAACGTACTGGAAAAAAATCGGCACCGACGAAAACGGTAAAGTCGGTGAGTTCTCCGGCGCGACTCCGTTCGATGCGTCCAACATCCCCGCCGACAAGTTCGTGCCGTTCGACCAACTGACCGAGGCAATCGTCGTTGGCTGGATTCAATCGGTCGTGGTCGGGAGCTACGAGAAACACGTCAACGACCAGATCGCCAAGGCACTCGCGCCGCAAGCGGTCGAGGCGTCGATGCCGTGGGCACCGCCCACTGAACCCGTCACGCCCACGCCTCCGGCCCCCGTCTGATGAACCTCCCGATTCAGCCCATTCAGGCGAAGACCATCGGTGGGCAGGTCGTGTTCGGCCTCAAGCCGGTCGCGGTGACTATCAGCGGGGTGCAGACTCAAGTGGTCGTGGCCTTCTTCGGCGACGATGCCTTGGCCTCAGCCGTCCCTCTGAGTAGCTTCGACATTACCCCCGAGGAATACTCGGCGTGGGGGATCGACGACGGCTACCTCATCGACCTCGCGTGCGCCAAACTAGACTGCGTAAAGGCGTAAACCCATGCCACTCGTCGCAGCTCCAAGATACGACAGCCACTACGTCTCTACCGGCAGCGGCGTGACGGGCACCACCGTGACCGGGGGCGCGACGTTCACGGGTATGCTGTCGGATAATAGCGACGGAAACGACTGGAATTCTGGGATCGGGAGCCCGCGCATCTACGTCATCGCGTGGGATGTAACCAAGCCCAACGGCTCGACCCTCCGCGTGATGGACTGGATTCCCGGTGGGCCGATTGGCAGCGTGGGGCAAGAGAACACGGTCTCTCATAGTGGTAGCTTCGTCGCGGATCAGGCCGGTACCTACAATTACTCGTTTGAGTGCATGGACGCTCGTCCGTGGTTCACCCGCGCAGGGTACGGGAGTTTCAGCATCGCGCAGGCGTGGGCCTACGTCAGCGTGCCCAACCCGCTAGGGCTGCGGCGCGACGGCACCGACATTCGCGGGCTCTACGAGCACCGGCACGACAACACCGGAAAACGCGCCGACGTCGGCATCCGCTACGGTGGTACCGACATCTCAAATTATTTTCAGCCCGGAGCCAACGGCTACGACAGCGGCTTCCGCTCGGGCGGCTCTTCGCTCGGATCGCTCTTCGGCTAATTTTGCTTGTAAAGCAGGCACACGGTAACAAAAAATAACAACGCAACCACACATATGGATACCACACTACGTAACGTCATCAGTCTGTTCGGAACCCTTCGATCCCTTAACGGGAAAGAAGTCGAAACCACGGTGGAGGGTCAGAAGAAAGTCAGCGTCGAACCCTACCACTTTTCCTCCAAAGCCTGCTGGGCTGTCGCCAAGAACTTGAGTATCCTCAAGCCGCACATCGAGGCGTTTGAGGCCGCTCGTACCGCCTTGGCCGGCGGTCTCGGCGACGTGAACGGCGACGCCATCAAGCGCGAGCAGTTCATCAAGGGTCTCAACGACCTCCTCGACCAACCGGTCGTCGTCGACGAAATGCTTAAGATCCCACTGGTCGGACTTAATTTAGATAAGAACGCCATCCAGCCCGGGGTGCTCGCCGACATCACCCACCTGATCGTAGAGTAGCCATCACCATGGATATCACCACTCTCTTCGCTGGCCCGTTAGGCGGAATCCTCGGATTGGGTGGTGCCATTTTCCAAAAGTGGATGGGCATGAAGGAGGCTAAGCAGAACCATGAGTTCAAGGTAGCCGAGATGGAGATGTCTGCGAAGATTGATGTGCAGAAAGCGGACATCACGTACCGGCAGACGGTCGAGGAGGCCAATGCCGCGTCGTTCGCAGCGGCGATCAAAGCACAGGGGTCTCTCGCCTCAACCGGGGTGACTGCGAACATCATGACCCTGTTCCGCCCGGGACTGACACTGGCCCTCTGGATCACTGCTACGTCCATGAGCATCATCTACCGCAACGAAGATCCTGCGATGATGGAGTTCATCATCACCTCGACTTTTTCGATGTTCTCAATGGCGACAGGCTACTGGTTCGGCGTGCGCTCCGAGGAGAAATTTAAATCGAGCTCAAAAAAATAAGGAATCCAACCCGATGCTGAACGAACAGAAGGATCTCATGGAAGTGGCTCGGCTCTGGCGAGAGACCGGCTGGCTCACGGCTGTCATCGGTGGCGCGGGCATGACCGCCCGGTTGCTGGCTAACCCAATTCAAGGCACGACGTGGGACAGCATCCGCCGCATCCTGATGGCGGCTATCGTCAGCACCATCGCGTGGTTCATCGTCGAGCAGATCGACGGGCTGAGCTCCCTAGTGAAAGCAATCACGTACGGGGTAGCCGGCGTGGTAGCGCCAGAGCTGTTAGAGGGGATCACGACCCTCGCCAAAAAATACGCCAAGAATCCGACCAAGGTCCTCAAGAAATAATGAACCCGAAGGTCATTACTGCTCTACTTGCTGCGGTCGTCATCTGCTTCGCTGGCGTCGGAGCGTTGACCGTGAAGTCAGTCTCCGGGCACATCGCCGCGAGCGACAAAGAATTTGCCCTGACGAGCAACGTGCTGAGTCCGATGTTCGACATTTACGGACTCGCAATCGTGGACTCTCAAGCCAAGGCGAGCAAGGGGCTGATCGACGCAAAGGAGTTCTGTGCCTCACTAACCGGGCTGGAGTCTGAAGCCGAGCGGTTGATTAGCGAGTTCGGCAATCCGCCCGAGTTGGTCGCGCAGCACGGGCTCGTTAAAGCCTACTTGCGAAAAGTGCGCGTGGCCTGCGACAGCGGACAGATCGAGACGCTGAACTCTGCGACGATGACCGCCGAACTGTACAGCGTCATCGAGCCGATGACCGAGTCGATCAACAAAATGCTAGCTAACAATCTGGCGATCTCTCGCGGGCACAAAGACTCGGCAGACCGGGCGCTGATCACGTTTGAGCGGTTCGCCTCGGTGGCTGCGGGGCTGGGCATCGTCTTCGCCATCGCGCCGTGGATTGGCCGCAAAACTAAAAAAAGGGGGAAGAGGTAAATGGCCCGCGAAACTACCTTTTCCGTTCGCGCCACCCAAGGCGGTCGGCTGATGAACACCCCATCCGTCGACAACGTCGGAGTGGGGAACTACGCCATCAAGACGAACTGGCGGCGCGAGAACGACGCCGAGGTTCCTCGCGAGGGGCACCTCCCGTTCAAAGGGAACACCGCTCTTTCCAACGACTCGGCCCAGACTCTATCCATCGGCTCCGACATCATCGGCCTGTGGGAAGCCACTCGCCCCAACGGAGATCGCGCCATCGTCGCCGCCAGCAAGACAACGATCTACCGCTTCGACTACACCACCGGAACGTGGCTGACCATCGGCTCCGGCTTCTCGGCGAGCACCACCAACTGGGAGGGCGAACAGCTCGACGGCTACCTGATCCTGAATAACGGCATCGATCTCCCCGTCACGTTCCGCGTCGAGTCCAGCGAGGTA